ATCTGGTGGTAATATAATGAGAAGAGGTGTATATATACCAAAGAATTACATAGGTGCATTTGTAGGCAGTGCACCTACTAAACTTACACATCCTGATATTGATAGACATCTCACTATAAGAGAATGTTTAAACATAATGGGATTACCACAAGACTTTATTTTACAAGGTGGTGTAAAAAATTTAAATCATATCTGTCAAAATGTACCAGTTACTACTGCAACAGACATGGCAGAAAATGTTTTAAGATTCTGTGATGGCAGATTAGATAATCAATTATGGAATCAAGATTTTATGATTCAAGATAATAAAAATCAATCGATAATTAGTGAAAATAAACCTTTACAATTAGACGAATTTATGGTATAATAATTATATTATTTGTAGGAGAAATGAATGTCAATAATGAATAAACTAAAAAAGAATAGTAAAAGTAATTTTACTTCTATTCTTGCCGATTCTAAATTTTTTAATGAAAAAGACATGGTACCAACTGATGTACCAATGATAAACGTAGCTTTGTCCGGCTCAATGGACGGTGGTTTAGCACCAGGACTTACTGTACTTGCAGGTCCATCTAAACATTTTAAAACATCATTTGCATTAATAATGGCAAGTGCTTATTTAAAAAAATATGAAGATGCTGTATTATTATTTTATGATTCAGAATTTGGTTCACCTCAAGCTTATTTTGAAAATTATAATATTGATACTAGTAGAGTATTACATACTCCTATTACAAATGTTGAAGAACTTAAGTTTGATATCATATCACAACTTGAAGGTTTGGAAAGAGATGATAAGGTTATTATAGTGATTGATTCGGTTGGTAACCTTGCTTCTAAAAAAGAATTAGATGATGCAATAAATGAAAAATCAGTGGCAGATATGTCTAGAGCAAAAGCACTAAAAGGTTTATTCAGAATGACAACACCTTATCTAAATATGAAAGATATACCTTTGATTGCAGTTAACCATACTTATCAAGAGATTGGCTTATTTCCAAAAGCTGTAGTTTCTGGTGGTACTGGTATTTACTACAGTGCAGATAATATTTGGATTCTTGGTCGTCAACAAGACAAACAAGGTACAGAAATAAAAGGCTATCACTTTGTAATCAATGTGGAGAAATCAAGATATGTTAAAGAAAAGTCTAAAATTCCTATTACTGTTAGTTGGGACGGTGGTGTTGAGCATTGGTCTGGCCTGCTTGATGTTGCTATGTCTGGTAATTATGTTAGTAAGCCAAGCCCTGGTTGGTACTGCAGAGTTGATAAATCAACTGGAGAACTGGTGGACCCAAAAGTTCGAGAAAAAGACACGCTAAATAAAGAGTTCTGGAAACCAATAATTGAAGAAACAGACTTCAAACAATACTTAACTAATAAGTATTCTATACTAAATAATATTGTAAGTTTAGAAAAGATGGATCAACATTAATGGTCCTATCAGAAAATAAACATTATGAAATAATACCTGATAGAGGTGATGACCAAGCTTGGAATGTCAGAATTTTATCAGGTACGTTTACAGAAACTGTGTTAAGATACGGTGTAGTAAAATTCAATGGTAAAAAAAATGATATGACATTTAATTTCGATATTGTATATACACCAGATACAGAACTTAAAGTTTCTAATTTAAAATTACAAGAGTTTGCTGGAATAATGCTTGAACAAATTATGGCTCAAGGTATTCGTGATGGCGACGTTATAACTAGAGAGGTAAAAGATGAAAATGACATCGAGTCAAAGACTAATACTATTGATGGATGAGATCTCAATAGCAAAAGGTAAATTAAGACCTGAAGATACAGGTCACATTCATACTGCAATAAGCTACTTAGAAAGTAGAGTTGAAGAGGTACAAAAGGAAGTTGACGAAGGATTAAGAAAAGCTGCCTATGCCTACTAATTTAGAACAAACTATATTACGTAATCTGCTAACTGATGAAAACTATATGCGTAAAGTGTTGCCTTTCATCAAACCAGATTACTTTGAAGGTATATATCGAATACTATTTAGAGAAGCAGGTAAATTTGTAGCAAAATATAATAAGCTACCAAATGCTGAAGCTTTTAAAATAGAACTCGATAATGCCGATAAATTAAATGATGAACAATATAATTTGGCTATGGATATTGTACCACAGCTGTTTACTGGTGAAAAGGTAGATGATAAGTGGTTAATTGATACTACTGAAAAATGGTGTCAAGACCGTGCAATATATCTTGCAATTATGGAATCAATATCAATCATCGATGGAAAGCACGAACAATTAACTAAAGGTGCTTTACCTGATTTACTAACTAAAGCATTAGGTGTTGGCTTTGATTTAAAAGTCGGTCACGATTATGTAGAAAATGCGGAGGAAAGATTTGAATTTTATCACACAGAAGAAGATAGGCTTCCATTCGATTTGGAATACTTCAACACTATCACAAAAGGTGGTGTCCCACGTAAGACTCTTAATATTGCTCTCGCTGGTACCGGTGTCGGTAAGTCTTTATTTATGTGTCATGTTGCTTCCTCGGCTTTAGTACAAGGTTTCAATGTTTTATACATTACAATGGAAATGGCTGAAGAAAGAATTGCCGAAAGAATAGATGCTAACTTACTTAATGTACCTATCGATCAACTTGATAAAATGTCAAAAGATATGTTTACTACAAAAGTAAAAGATATTTCTCGTAAAACAACTGGTAAATTAATTATTAAAGAATATCCAACCGGTTCAGCACATTCAGGTCATTTCAGAGCTTTACTTAATGAACTTAAATTAAAAAGACAATTTGAACCAGACTTAATCTTTATTGATTATTTAAATATATGTGCAAGTTCTAGAATGAAAGGAATGGGCGGTGCAATCAATTCATACTCTTACATTAAAGCAATTGCTGAAGAATTACGTGGCCTTGCGGTCGAGTTCGAAGTACCGATCTTCTCTGCAACGCAAACGACTCGTTCAGGTTTTAGTAACTCGGATGTTGGGCTTGAAGATACAAGTGAGTCTTTTGGATTACCCGCAACGGCAGATTTAATGTTTGCATTAATATCTACTGAAGAACTTGAACAGCAAGGTCAGTTCATGGTAAAACAATTAAAGAATCGTTACAACGATCCAACACTACATAAAAGATTTGTGGTTGGTGTCGATCGTAGTAAGATGAGATTGTATGATGTAGAAGACAATCAACAAACGCTTGTAGATGATACACCAGTGTTTGATAAAACAGAAACTGGAAAAAGATTTAAGGATTTTAAACTATGATAAAACATTACATTATAATATTATGGTGCCTAGCTTTTTGGGGCGGGTTCATTACAGGTAAAAGTGCATTTGCAGGTTCTTGGAATGATAAACCAATTATGTGTGAGCAAAAAGATATAGCTCTAAAAACAATTAAAGATAATGGAGAAGTATCAATAGCTACAGGAATATCAGCTACAAAAGTAAGAGATGATGAAGGCTTATCTGATATACCTGCAATGATTCCTATACAGATATTTGTTAATTTAAAAACTAAGACATATACAATAGCTGAATATCATCCTTCATATAATAGTATTTGTATACTTGCATATGGAGATGACTGGAACTTATTAGGAGAAAAAAGTTGATAGCAAAATTAATTTCTTATAGTAAACCATCTGAGTTTACTACATACGATAGCAGAAAAGCTATGCCAAGAGATTGTCAAGACTTGGTGGCTTTTTGTGCAAGAGTTTCTAATCCATCAAATCAAAATAATAGTAAAACATCAGAAAAATTATTAAAATATCTTGCTAAACACAAGCACTGGTCACCATTTGAAATGGTAAGTGCATGTATTGAGATCAATACCACACGCGACATTGCCAGACAAATATTAAGACATCGTAGTTTTAGTTTTCAAGAGTTTAGTCAAAGATATGCAAATCCAGTAAAGGAGTTACAATTTGTCACACGAGAAGCGAGAATGCAAGATACAGAGAATAGACAAAGTAGTATCGAAGTTGATGACAAAACTTTCCAACTCGATTGGGAAAGAGAACAAAAGCGAGTTATCTGGATGTGCAAACAAGTTTATGCTGCGGCAATTAAAAAAGGAATCGCAAAAGAGGTAGCAAGAGCAGTGTTACCTGAAGGATTAACAACTTCTAGATTATATATGAATGGAACTATCAGAAGTTGGATTCATTTCATTGAATTACGTTCGGCAAATGGCACACAAAAAGAATGTAGTGAAGTTGCTGTTGCATGTGCTGAAGCTATATCTAAAATATTTCCAATGGCTGAGGAGTTTGTAAATGTCGAATAAGTATACTCAAGATATGACGGGGACTGGCCAACACATAGAACTACCTGATCCTGAACCAGAAAGATACTATGACTGGATGTTATGGAAACTAAGACAAGATCCTAAGTGGAAAGCCATGAAACAAAAAACAAGAGAACCATTTATAAGACAAATGTTAAAAATGGATAGGTTAGTTCTTGCTGTAATCTATACTCTAGGTCATATCATTATTGCCATGAATGTTGTATATTTTATGACAGGCGCCAGCATATGGGAAGCAGGTGCTGTAGCTCTTGTTGAACCAATAATAAATGGT